GGACTCATCAAAGAATAAGGCTCTCCAGGGGAAGATCCCTAATACTTTGACATAGGAAACGCTGAGAACGGCGCTCTCAGGGACTCTCAGGAGCTTTTTTTCCAGGGGGTCCCTAAAATGTGAGCGTTTTTGCCATTTTCCAGGCTATAGGAATATATTTACTATGGGAAGAGGACGAAAGACACTATTTAAAGACTTTATGTTTAAAGAGGGGATTAAACTCGCTTTCCATGGATTCACGCTTGACCAAATGGCCGACTTTTGGGAGGTCGGAGTTACAACGCTCAGGAGATGGCTTCGGAAGTATCCAGCATTCCGGACGGCTTTAAAAAGAGCTAAACAAGAGGCAGATCTCAAGGTCGTAAAAGGCCTTTATAAGCGAGCTTGTGGATTCAAATTCACTGAGAAAACATATGAGCGGATCCTGATCAAAGGAAATGGGAATGGTCAATCAGACCAGCATCAGCTCGCCCTTGTAAAACAGATCAAGAAATATTATCCTCCTGATACGGCTGCCGGCTTTATCTGGATGAAGAATAGAGAGCCGGAGAACTGGAAAGACGTCCAGGAGAGGAGAGTCCTGGGACTTTTCGCTACGATGACAGCTGAGGAGATCTATGCGTTGAAAAAGAAAGCGATGGAGGAACTTGAGCAGCAATCAACTGGAGGAGGGAAAAAGCTCGATGCAGCTCGAGACTAATCTCTCCCGGGATCAGGCCCTCGAGGAATTCTGGAAATGCGAGCTCTCGCCTTATTATTTCGCAATAAATTATTGCAAGACGCTTGACGTTGAAACGAATGAGACGAAGCTCTGTCCTCAATATCCATATCTTCGCGAATTCTTCGAAGAGAACCAAGATCCTCATAATGAGCACATAGAAAAGTCCCGGCAAATGTTTATCTCCTGGGCTTTCATGATCCTCTTTCTCTATGACGTAACATTCAAAGAGAATATCGCAAATTTCATCACGTCCCGGAAAGAATTCCTGGTTGATGATGGAGGATCCTTATCGACGGCAAATTCACTCATGGGGAGGATCAGATTCATATGGGAACGTCTCCCTGATTTCCTTAGAATGCCACTGGATATCTCTTTCCTCCGGATCAAGAATCCGGTCACTCAATCATTCATCATCGGGGAGAGCTCGAATCCGAATGCCGGCCGGTCCGGGACCTGGTATAGAGCGCTCATGGATGAGGCTGCCCTGATCCCTAAATCGGAGAGCGTCTTTGCCTCTCTCCAGCAAGCCTGTAAACAAGGGCTCTATATGAATTCGACTCCTTACGGCCGAGGAAATGTTTTCTCCAGGATCCGATTCTCAAAGAATGGGAATTTCCGGAAAAGAACTTTCCATTGGAAAAAGCATCCTGACCGGGATCTCGAATGGTATAATATCCAGAAAGCCAACATGATCGAGGACCAAGTCGCAAGAGAACTCGATATCTCCTATGAAAAATCAGTCCATGGTCAGATTTATTATATGTTCGATTCTAAGATCCAGGTCGGTCATTATCCATATGAGGCAGATCTCCCGTTATATCGAGGCTGGGATTTTGGAGTCGGAGCTCCAGTGGCGATTCTCTGGATCCAGGAGCGGCCAGTCCCGAGACAAATCTTCCCGGAGATCCGGATCATAGCCGAACTCGAGGAGGCTGGACACACTCCCTCTTATTTCGCAGACCAGGTCAAGAAAATGCCTTTTAAGCTACGGACAGAGAAAGGAGAATTGATCCTAAAAGATGCGAAAGACTATGGCGACCCGGCCGGAAAACAGATAGAGCTCAATCTCAAAAGCTGGGTATCATGGCTCGGCGAAGAGGGGATCCATATCAAAGTTAAACATGGCCAGAGAAAGCTCGATACTATCCTGGCCGGTCAGCGGATCATGCCTCATGTCCGGGTTGATGAGAAATGCGTCCGATTCCTGGAATGTCTTTCGAGTTATAAGCATCCGACCGATGATCAGGGAAATATTATCCGGGATGACTACGAAGAGAATGAATTCACTCATATCATGAAAGCATTCGAATATTATGCGGTGAACAGATTTCCATTAAAAAAATCAGGCTGGGAGGCCGATTAATTGAGAGGGCTGGTATGCCAATCATGACAGGAGGACAGATGGTTGAATATAATTTCTTGAAAGCTAAATGGCAAGCTGACAGGGATCGTCAGGCTGAGGCCCAGGACAAGATGGATATTTACATGGATGATTTCGTTGCGATCATCAGAGATAAAATGTCCGAGCTTTTCGTTGAAAAGACGAGAGACAGGCTGCTCTATCATGTAAATCAATCTCAGAATATCTTGAAACGAGTCGTCAACGAGATCTCGACTCTTTATAAGACGGAATCTTTGAGGACTACAGAGCCGGAAAGCGAGAGATATAAAGATATCCTGGAGTCTATGAATGCCGATGTTACCATGAAGAAGATCAATCGATATACGAATCTCATGAATGAATCCTTACTTAAAGTCGGGGTCAGATACGGGAAAATTGTTTATGATATTATCACTCCGAATATCTGCACAGTGATCCAGAATGAGGCAGATCCGACTCAAGCCGATGCTATTATTTACATGACGACCCGGGCCAATACGATCGGAGCTAAAGAGATTAGATATCACTATTGGAGCAAGGATGGAGACTATCTGGTTTATGACGAGAGCTTTCGAATTGTTGAGCGCCATTATGATTCCGCAGATGAGTCAGAACTGCTCAATTATCCGTATATCGATCCGGAGACAGGGCTTTATTTATTGCCATTTGTTACTTTCCACAGACAGCAGCCGGATTCTGTTTTTTGGGATCAAGATACAGGGCGAGATCTCTACAATGCCACGATATCCACAGCGATCAAGATGAGTCTGTTTGATTATTATTTCAAGACAGGATCCTTTAAGCAGATCTATCTCATCGGAGATAAGGCTGATATGCCAGGGAAGCAAGTCCTTGATCCATTGACGGTCCTCAGAGGCTCCGGCGAAGGTGCTGAGATCGGGACTCTGGACCGGGAGATCAATCTCGAGCAGCTTAAAAATGCAATCATCTTTCAGATAAACACGATCATCAACAATTATGGGATCTCGGCTGATCAATACAGCTTGATTGTCGCTGAAATGTCAGGCCGGGCCCTCAAGATCAGGAATAGAGGACTCCTGGAGATCAGGAAAGAGCAGCTTCCCATATTCAAGAGCGGAGAAAAGGAACTTTTCAAAGTTACCCAGGCCGTGAATAACGCTCATTTCCCGAATGCTCAGATCCCGGATAGCGTAAAATTCGAGATTGATTATGGAGAGCTGGAGATTCCGGAGGATCCGATGGAGGATCTCGAGCATCAGACAAAGCGACTGAGATCCGGGCTCATCAGTCTTGGCCAGTTTTATCAGCATTTTAATCCTGATGTTAAGGATGATACAGAGGCGGAAGAGGCTATTGCTGATAATCTTGCAAAGCTCGAGAAGATGAGGATTAAATATCCGAATCTCGATGAGGCTCTGGATTTCATCCTGGGACCGAGCGCAGAGGGACGGTCGGTAGCCGGCGAAGGTGAGGGAGAGGAATAAATGGCAAAGAGAGATCTCGTTCAAATCAGAAATCCAAGGAGCAATCGATACGTCAAGATTGATAAGACTATCGGCGCGATCCTGAGCCATAAAAAGAGTCCTGGTCCATATAAAGGAATTTCGATCCATGAAAAGGAGAAGAATGCGAAAACAAAAAAAAGCTGAAATGGGGCCAGTCCCCATTTTACAAGGTGGGCTTGATAAATCAAGCCCTAAATATGAAAAGCCTTTATTCGAGAAAACAGAGGGGATGACTTTCACTGAGGAAATCTGGAATAAATATAGCGCTGGCCGATTCGGTTGTTTACAGTGTTCGGCCTGTCATGGATGCGCATGAAATCATTAAGACAGCATCTTCGAGAGCTTGAGATCCTGGAGAACGAAACGGCCGAGATCGCCGGCATGAGACTCCTCCTCCTGGACGAAAGAAAGCTCCTGGGATCCAAGAGCAAGGCTTACATTGCCGAGCTCGTCAAGCAGCTCGAGATGGATATCTTCCCGGGAGTCATAAAGGCTGCGAAACTCGGGAAATCTTTATTCAAGGAGGTCATAAGCATATGAAAAAATTTTATCGGAGGATAGGAATCCTCATCGATGGAATTACTATCTCTTTATTTTGCAAAGATTCAAGATTTACTATCAAGGATTCTCCTATTCCAAAAGAGGCTAAATTTCTCGGAGCTTTTTTTGATAATGAGAGGAATTCTTTTATCGTTTATTTTGAACATAGGAGTTTTAAAAAGATTCCTGTAGGCGAGAAGATCCCTATTATTCATATGGAGAAAAAAGGAAAAAGCATGACTGTTTTCCGCGAGGTCTTATCATGACTTTAGTCCAGAAGGGAGCTCTCTGCGATATCTGCGGAGAGATGATCGACGAGCCGAAGATCCAGCCGATTGTTCTCAAAGGGATCCCAGCGATCTTCCATGTTCATAAGATAACTCCTGGAAAGGACGGAATGATATGCGAGCATACTCTCAAGCGAGTAGCACTTTTTAAGAATTGGAAATTATTGCCTGACTGTTATCTCAAAGAGGCTTATCGGGCGATGATGAAGGCCCAGGAATTATTGAATATGGCAGAGAGAGAGGGAGGCGAGAAAGAGGTCCTGAGAGTGGCTGCCGATATCTTAAAAACGATTTAAAGGAGAGA